CTGCTAGCTTTCTGATTTTGAGTTTATCGCGGGATTCTTTTTCTTTTTGCTGCTGTTCTTTTTTAAGTTTGGCCTGTGCTTTTTCATTTTTCTTTCGCTGTCGTTTTATTCCTAACTCTGCCCCGTGTTCTGGGCTACACCATTCGATATTTTCATACTTTGGGTGAAACCACTCCCTGCATATTGCACATCGTCGTCGAATTGGTTTAGCCATACATAAACCCCATCGCTAAAGTAACAATCGAAAAGAATATAATCACGTGTCGGGTTCGTATCTTGGATGGCTTATCTAGCCCTAAATATCGATTCACACATTCAGGATGTTCTTTAAGCGCTTTGCGCAATGATTCTTCACTCACTTTCTCGCCCTCCGCTTCTTGGCTGCTCGGTTTATCTTTGCGTGACCTGAGATGCGCTTAGTTGGTGTGGGGTAGTTGTACCAATAACTATTTCGATTGATAGCCCATGAGGCGTTCTGTGAAGCTAGTGATGCCATAGCGATTGCCATTTTTGATATGATATTCATCTCTCTTGCTGCTCCTTGAGTTTATGTTTGTCACCGATACGTTGCGCCCACTCCAATTCTCTCTTTGCGTCATCGGTGAACTTGACGCCATTTTGCGAGCCGAGCCAGTGAGCGCATTCGATAACATCAGCTATTTGCCTTACTCTCATTTTGCTAGTACGTTCACCGAAGTAGACAATGCCACCACCTAACCCCACAGCCGACCGCTGAGCCTCGCCTTTGACTTGCTTGTTAAGCACAGTGATTAAGTCCTTCCAATCCTCTTTGTCGTACCGCTGACCTTGCCACATGACCTGCTTAGACAAATCAGTGAGAGTCGCCCACATGCGGTCATTTTGTGCTTTGGTTCGTTTAGGTTCGGAGAGTTTGACTTCGTATGGCTTGGTTGAATCTATTGGTAGGTTTTGTATTGCTTCAATGGCGTTCTGTCTGATGTTTTTACTACTGAGATAGTATGTCTTTAGCGACATTTAACCCCCTGTATTTTCCTCAACTAAATTGAAGTTTTTGCAATTACAGTTAGGGCAAACTAAATCAACCCAGTCCTTTTTCTGTACTTTTTTAAGCTCTTTCCGTTCGGAAACTTTACGACAACGACGACACTTTAATTTATCACTCACTGTTAGCTCTCCTGTTCCATGCTGCTATGGCTTAAAATTACGTAGCCATCTGCTTAGGTTGTGGTCTCTGATGTCGTTCATTGGTTGTTTTACTTTCCGCTTGCATAACCAGTAACAAACTACAGCCCAAATGGGATAAGTTAGCGGCCATAACAGGAAAAATAATAACGTGACAATGGTGTGGATAATCGCCATAGGGATTTCTCGAATTTCCAATGACAGCACATCATCAGGTCTCAAGCGGAGTATCACTGGAATGTTTTTACCGTAGATATCTGCTGACCATGCCAAGCAATCAAGAAAATTAAAGTCATACCCGCAAGCGGCAGCCCAAAGCGGTCTATCTATAAAATGCTTGAACGTTACTGGATATTGTTTGTAATACCTCATCATTCACCCTCTGGCATTGGTGGGAGTGCCAATGGAGTTAATTTACTTGGCGGGGCTAGGTATATCTCGCCATTGCAATTGATGGCTATGGTATTACGTCTGTAACCGCCAATTACTTCACCAATATATTCCTCCTCTATTTTCCCAAACCTTAAATATGCCACCTTGTCACCGACCTTTAGATTAGTTCCCTGCATTAGTTAGCACTCCTTTGATTAATTGGAAAATGCCGCTGTAGATGATTACGCCTTTGTTTTTTGGTGGTAGAAAACAGATAACACCATCAGATTTAAGACAGGCGCCTTTAGTCAATGATGGGAATATTGGAACCACTCGGACTGTTTTTTTACCGTGAATGGCTAATAGCGTTCTTCCTAGCAATAATCGACCACCGTTAACACCAGTCCAGTTGAAATACTCAGTTGGAACATCCAGTCCTTTTCTCAATAATTTAATCATCATAGTTCCCTGCATTAGATGCCTCCCTCTGGCTTTTTGCTGTGCCTGAATTGCCGAATGTGTAGATGTATGCTGGTAGTTCAAAATACTTTCTGTTGCCGCCTACTAACTCAGATATCGTGAGGTTATCTGCCAGTTGATAAGCTACTTTTTCAGCATAAGAGCGGTTTTTTCTGTTTCGATATTTCCGCCTATACCTTGCAGCGTTTATGCTAGTGAATTGTTCTCTGTTCGGTTTTCCTGCCGCGCAATACATTTTCCATACTGTTTGCTTTGCTGCTTTATCCCACGCATCCAATAGCTCTGTTAACGTTGTTCCTTTCATCACTCAACACCTCGCTTAATTGCCTGCCATGAACTCATAATAGCGAACTCGCATGTATGCCTTGCCTCTTGGAAAGCACCTTTCCATTTTTCTATTTAGCCGAGTATTTTTATTTTTTACCCATTGCTGACTATCAACTAATAGGTCAAAATTTTTGTAACAGTTGTCTAAATCTAAATATGGATAATCCTTGTGAAATAATATGCTCATCTAGAAGTCCTTATGATTTGGTGTGTTACACGTCTGCGCCTTGGAATCGGCGTTGCTGAGGTTTGCTGCTTTGTAGGCAAGCGTTAGCGGCTTCCATCTGGTCCACATCCATAAAGTGACCATTTTTGAATCGCTGGTATACGGTCCCTGTTTTACCGAATCGGTTTTTAGTCACGATAATTTCAGCATATGGGGCCGCTGATGAGTTCTCGTTATAAACCGCATCACGGTAAAGCATGATGATAGAGTCTGCGTCCTGCTCAATGCTTCCTGAGTCGCGCAAGTCACCATTAACGGGCCGTTTGTTTGGTCGCTTCTCAACATCACGTGAAAGCTGGCTGAGTGAGATAACTGGGGTTAGTAGCTCTTTAGCCATTCCCTTGAGGTTTGATGAGATATAACCAATCGCAAGGTCGTTTCGCTCTGCTTTCGGTTTTTCTATTAGGCCCAAGTAATCGACTAGAATTAATGCCAATGATGGATATTGCTGTTTGTGGCGTTTTGCTATGGCCCTGATTTGGTCCACATCGAGTTTGCTTGCATCGACAACCCATACATCCAAATCTTGGACCCGACCGATACCATTTGAAACTCTGGCCCATCCTTCATCATCCATTTTTGCAGGGTTTCTCAGCGAGGAAACTGATAGGCCCGATGCCCCAGCAATTTGACGCTCCATGATTTGGCGTGAACTCATTTCCATTGAGAAAATCAGAACGCCCTTCTTATGGCCCGTTTTTTTATCGACTTGTGAAGCCACGCCTTCGGTTACCCGTAATGCAAACTCGGTTTTCCCCATAGCAGGACGGGCCGCGACGATAATGAGATCCACTGCGTTGATACCGCCAGTAATTTCATCAAGTTCAGGAATGCCAGTTTTCAGCGTGTCTGATTCATCGCCATTGGTTAGGCGCTGTTCTAACACTTCAGTAAAATCAGCTATCAGGTCCTTAGTGTGAACCGGTTTAATCTCATCGTTACCGGCCCGTAATTCATTGGCCTTTTTGATGAGTTGGTCCATTGCTTCGGCTGCGGCGTCAATCGTTCCTGATTCGATAACGTGGCGATGCTGGTCCATCAAGCTAATCATTTCACGTCGATTGTGGTTATCAGTCACCATCGTAGCGTAGCCTTTCAAGTTTGCTGCGCTAGGGCAGTTCTTGGCGGCTTCCATTATATCTGCGAAATGTTTGTCACCCATTGCCTCGGCAACCATCATTAAATCAATCATGCCGCGAGTTTTGGCTTGCTTCTGAATGACTTTGTAGGTTTCACGGTAGAAATGAGATCCGAATGCTTCTGGTTTTAAAGTGGCGAGTACATCTGATGCGTTGAGTGTTAATCCGTCTTTCAGCAAGCCACCAATCACACTTGCTTCGATTTGGTTGTTGACCATTGTTATCTCCCTGTCAAACTAGGTTTTCCTTCACGGACCGCTGTTAATGTTGCCTCTCTCATCAGGTAGTCAATATCTGCGGTCCATCCTGAGTCGCTATCACCAAAATAAAACGGTTTAGCCAACCTAACGAATGCCTTGACGTATGAGCGCCAGCCATCGACGTTCTGAGTTGCCAGTTTAGGGATTATTTTCTTCAGGCCCCGTTTACGCTTTTCAGTCACGTCGATAGCGTGAGGCAATCTGTCTCCCACCACTTCGTTGTAGGCGTTTAGATATTCCTGATAGTTGATTCTGACTGGTGAACGCTTTTTAGGTTTATCAGCGCTCTCACCATTCCCCTCTTGAGGGGTAAGGGGAGTATTTATATCTTGTTCTTTAACTTCTAATTCTAATAACTTCTTATTCTGTTTCACCTCGTTTATCACGAGATTTGTCACCTTATCACCGCTTGAAGCGTTAGTATCACTAGGTTTGGTTGTCACCTCGTTAGTTACCTGCTTTGTCACCTCAAAATTAGCCTGATATTGACTATAATTTGTGATGGTAATTACTGTTCCGTGGCGGGTTCCTGAGCGAGAAATCATGCCTTCACTTTCAAAAAAATCTAGCATGTCACGGACCTGTTTTTCCGTTTTCTCTTTCCCTTTGGGATCCTTTAACTTTCTAGCTAATACACCCGCCTTTGTGACTAACTGGCCCTCGCGAAGATCCCAAGAAATACCACTAAATTCGACTCTCTTCGGCTTGTGTCTGGCTTGGCCTAATAACCTAATCCAAAGGGATAACTTCGCTGTATCTTCTGCCCAGCTTGCATTTAGTAGACTTCTGAATATCGCAACATGACCCAGTTTAGAGTTATCCATGCGCGAACTCCCAGTATGGTTCTTGTTGCCAAATTCAACGTATGCAACATTACTTTTCATGCTGTTTCCCCTTCTAGTATTTCTTCCCTGTGAGCATTTCTCAATTTTGCATCTTCCAGTGCAGATTTGAGGGCCTTCATTCCCTGCTCAGTGACCGAGCGATTAGCCCGATCACGCATGACGTTTTTATGCACAGCGCTGTAATTAAATTTGTTTCTCATGTATAATTACCTCGTCACATCG